GGAAAACGAACCTACTCGGAGCACTCACTATCATCGCCAGCTTGTCCACGGCCGGACGCGAATTTCTGGCCAGCGGCACAATCCCTGACCTCGGCCTCGTCGGCGCAAGTCTACTCGCCGGATGGGGATTGTTGATGGCGAAAGACCACAACGCACGCCTCTGACTCTATCATGCGCCGCGCCCCAAAACGCATTGCCTTTGCGATCCTTGCAGCCATCTGGGCTGTCGGTGCGGGTGGTTGCGTCACGGTCGGCTATGACTTTGTGAAGCAGCAGGCCACCGTCACCGTCAACCCGCCGCCCAAGGGCTACGCGAAGTAACCATGTGGAAGTGGATTAGGAAATTGTTTGGCTCAAAGTCCGCGACTGGCCCAGCGCCCGCCTTGCCGAGCTTGCCATCCGTATCCACAACAACCTACACGCCCGCAAGACCCGACAAAACCTACGACGAGAGGCGAGTCAGCACCCCGAACAAACAGACCAACCGCATCAAGCCGGAAGCGATTGTCCTGCACCACAGCGACGGAAGTTATCTTGGTGGCACCGAGTGGATCACCAACCCCGCATCTAAAGTGTCCTACCATGTTCTCATCGCCCGCGACGGCCGCCGGACTGTATTCGCTAACGATACTGACCGGTGCTGGCACGCCGGTGTCAGCTCATGGCACGGCCGCAAAGACCTTAATAGCTGGTCTCTCGGAGTGTCATGGGAAGGCAACACCTACGACAAACCACTCGGCGAGGACGCTATGGCATCGGCCATCGAATACATTGTTCCTCGTATGAAGAAGTGGGGCATTCCGCTGAACATGGTGGTCACCCACCAGCAAGTTTCCCCAACCCGCAAAACAGACATCTCGCCCGCTGACGCGGCGCGATTCAAAAGCCGACTGAAAGCAGCCCTCAACTAATGGCCCTCGAAAGTCCAGTTCAACGCGACGGTGATCGCGGGTTCATCGGATTTGCCTCGCGTCTTAACCCGCTGACGCTGCCTGCCGGAATGTTGCAGCTCGCCGAGAATGTGCGTCTGGATCGCGGAGTGGCACAAGTCCGCAAGGGCGCCAAGCGGTTGGCGACCGGCATCAGCACGGCCGACTCGCCGCTCGTTTTGGATTTCGCGCTGGCTGGCGACAAGACGATTAGCTCGCTCACACGCTCAACCACGACAGCTACCGCGACCAGCACGGCGCACGGCTACACGACAGGCAACAAGGTCAACATTCGCGAAGCCGCGCAGAGCGAATACAACGGCGACTTCGTCATCACCGTAACTGACGCAAACACTTTCACCTACACCGTAAGCGGAAGCCCCGCGACACCGGCGACCGGCACGATCTTAGCCAACAAAGGCCCAATCGTCCGCAACGTCTACACCGGCGGCATCTTCGCGGCCGGTGTCTATGCGTCAAAGAACTACGACAGCGCCGACGAGTATGTGGTGCTGGCCGGACCCGACCGCGCGTTCCTTTGGCGCGAAGACGCAACGGCGGGAACCGGCAGTGGTCTGCCAGAAGTTACCTACCCGACCAGCGGCGCGGCCGAAATCATCGAGCCGACTGACACTGTCTCGGTCATTCAAGCATTTGACCGCCTCTACATTCTGCGCGAAGCCGACCAGACCGTCACCGGATGGGGAAGCAAGGCTGTCACGTCCGGCGGCATTACCGTGAGCGGAACTACGGCGACCGTAAATCTCACCGCCCATGGCTACACGGCCGGCATGCGCGTGCGCATCGAGGGCAGCAGCACGCCCGCCTTTGACACCCACGAATACGACATCCAAACGGCGGCAACGGACTCTTTTGAGATTACCGTTCCCAGCGGCACCGCAACCGACGCCACGACAACCGGCCGCACTGTGCGCCGCGTCAAGCCGCCCATCTACTGGACAGGCAGCGGCAGCTTTGTCCGCGCCACGGCGGGCGTGCCCAGCGGGTTGCCTGCCACCTACAAGAGCATGCGCTCGGTCGGCTGGGCGTCCTTCATCAGCAACCGGCTGGTCATCCCTGACGGCCGCGACCAAGTGCTCATCTCGGACTACTTGGACGGCGACACCTACGATCCGTTCTGGTCGTCCTTCCGCGCTGGTTCCGGCGGCAATGATTTTATCGTGGCTGTGCATCCTTGGGTTGAAGGGTCCGCCCTTGTCTTCTGCCGCAAGTCGATCTGGCTCGCCACGCTGGCCGACTTTCCAAGCACCGATGGCGGCGAATTTTCAATAAATACGGCCATTGCCAAAATGGATCTGGTCACCGACGAGATCGGCTGCTCGGCGCGCAATAGTATCGTCACTGCTGGCAACTTTGTCTTCTTCCTCTCGGACGCAGGAGTCTACCGTCTAGACACCAAACTCGATCTAAAGCTGCGCGGAGACACGCGACCGCTCTCCGACCCGATTGCTGACCTTTTTTCCAGCGTCAATGCCAACCGAGTCAGCAAGGCATTTGCGCTCTGGCACGACAACAGATACCTGCTCGCCCTTCCGACAACAACCGACGCGGCCGATGGCAACGACTTGGTGATCTGCTGGAACGCGCTCAACGAGCAATGGGAGTTCCGCGACAAGTATTCCATCGGCGTTGACCAGATTTGCGTCAGCACCTACCAGAACCAGCGCCGCGTGTTCAACGTCCGCAATAGCGGCAGCCTCTATCTGCTCAACGAGAAAGACAGCGGCAAGGACGATACGGCATCAGCCGCAGAGTTCACCGTCACCGGAAAGATCAAAACCCGCCGCTACGATTTCGGCGACATGCACTCAAAGCGGTTCCTCCGAGTTATAGCCGACACCGTCTTGCCGAATGGCTCAAGCGTCACGTCGAAGATCGTCACAATCAACCCAGACACAGAAACAACCATCGGCGCGCTGACCAACGCCAGCGGCAGCTCGGAGGATTACAACATGAAAGCGCCGGTGCGATACAAGGCGCACGCCGCTGAAGTCATTTATGAGGCAACCAACGGACGACCGGAAATCCGCAGCGCCAGCATTGAGGCGTCACCGAAATCTCTGCCTCCGACAGAAACCCGCAGCGCAGCTTAACAACGAAAGAAGACAATCATGGCAACCGTAACAGCAGGATATAATTGGTCGGCAGGAGAAACTGTCACGGCCACAAAACTCAACTCAGCAGCAGCTCCGACTGTAGTTCTGGCAGATGGCGAAGTAACCAACGCCAAACTCGCCACCGGCATCGACGCAAGCAAACTCACGACCGGCACGCTGCCGATTGATCGGATTGCCGACGATGCCGTCACCGATGCAAAGCTCTCACTCGCCGCCAACGCAGGTGAAATCAAAAAAGCACTCAACGCCGACAACTCGCCGCCGATTTTTGCGTGCAGGGCTTGGGTAAATTTTAACGGAACTACGTCCCCGCCGACTATCCGCGCCAGCGGCAATGTGTCGAGCGTCACAAAAAATGGCACCGGCGACTATACCGTCATGTTTACCACGGCTATGCCGGACGCAAACTACTGTGTTACTGGGTCTGCTGTTTTAACAACGACATCAGCTTTCCCAAGAATAATGGCTCCAGTGGCGACAACTGCATTTTCTACAACTAACTGCCAAGTTTATACTTCAGACGACGCGGCAGCACTTAACGACTGTGCCGTGGTTTCTGTCGCCATCTTCCGATGACCCCATGCCAACGCGCAAAACACTAACCACTCACTAACATGGCAAAAAAGAAATCCAAATCAGCACCGGCGCAGGCCGAGCCGCTTAACTACGGCGCGCTCATGGCGTCAGCCAGCGAGGCAGCAGCCGCAGCCGCCCGCGCTCAAGTGCAGGCCCAGATCGACGCCTATCCGCAGCTTGAGGCTTTGCAGCTCGGAACGATCCAAAAGATCTCCGGCAACCTTAACAACGAATACACGCAACGCGCACGGGAGGGACTTGGCAGAGCGATCTCCGATGCCGCCAGCGTGCGCGGTGTGGGGCAGACGCTGCTCAAGAAAAGCGGGCCGACACAGATTGAGCGCGAGCTTCGCCGTCAGGCCATGGCGGACCTCGCCCTTGGCCGCTCGCTGTCCGCAGAGGAAGTCCGCGATGCCCAGCAGGCGGCCCGCGCCGCCTTCTCGGCACGCGGTCTAGGCACAAGCATGGGCAGCAGCGCCGCCGAGATCCTTAACCGTGATGCCGCCGCCCAAGCCCGCGAGTCTGCCCGCCGCAACTTCGCCGCTGCGACCAACAACATGGTTACTGGCAATGTCTTCAGCCGCTTCGGCCAAGCCGCCAACACACTCGGCAGCGCCGGTCAGATGGACAGCGGTATCGCAGGTCAGCAGATTGCTGTTGATCCGTATCAGCGAGCGCTTGGCAGTTCTAACATTGGCGCCGGGATCAGCGGCAACTTGACCAACGCATTTGCGAACACCTGGGGCAACGCCCAGCAGATGGCGGGCAACGTGTCGAGCTGGAATGCGAACATGCTCGATTCGAGATTCAACAGTTACATGAACAACCAATCCGCACTACAAGCGGCGAGGATGCAATCCAGCGCGATGAACAATGCCGCCCGTATGGGCATGCTCGGCGGAATCGGTGGCGGTGTGGCTTCTGGCCTCGGATCGGTCGGCATGGGCATGGCCCTCGGCGGCGTTTCTTTCTAATGACCTACGAAGACAAAGTCTCCTACGCTCACCGGCTCATCGAGCAGTCGCTCGCTGAGTTTGGCAATCCGTGCATCGCCTGCTCTTTCGGCAAGGACAGCATGGTGGTGCTGGACTTGGTGCGGCGGCACCGCGATGACCTGCCGGTCGTCTTCCACCGCGAGCCTTGGCAGCCGCACAAGTATCGGTTCGCCGATGCGGTGATCCAGCACTACGGACTGCGGGTCTACGATTTCCCGCCCTCGGCCACGATGGTGCAGGACGGCGGCGGCGAGGTGGAGATCGCCGGATACTACCAGATCGGCGCCCGCTACAATATGCTGCCGACCGGCATCCGCGCCCCGAAGGACGGCGAGGACTTTGTCTGTGGTCTCAACGACATCTACCAGCGGCCGACCGGCACGTTCAATTGGCCGTGGGATGCGATGTTCCATGGCCACAAGGCGAGCGATACGGATGCGGTCTACGGCGACATCACGATCCGCACCGACGTGGCGCGCAATCTGGACAGCGCCAGCCTCGTCTTCCCGATCCGCCTCTTCACCGATGAGGACGTGTGGCGCTACATCGAGGAGAACAATTTGCCCATCCACCATGGACGCTACGAGAAGGTCGGCGAGTCATGGCAGG